GGGCTTTTGTTTTACCGTTCACGTCTGGCAATCTGGAGATATAATTTACATAATTGATGGGCATCAAAGAATTTCAGTTATGACTCAAATGAAAAAATCAGGTGATACCATACCGCCTATACCTTGCGCTTTTATAGAAGCTGATACTTATCACGATGCAAAAAAACTTGTTCTTCTGGCAATATCTCAATACGGAAAATTAGACAACGAAGGCTTCCTTGATTTTATTGCCGACGAAGATTTTGACCTTGAAGACTTTGATTTTCCTGATTTTGAGATACCTTCACTTGATCTTGATGAAAAACAAACTGAGATAACTGGGGCAAAAGAACTAGGTGAAAATGACTTTGATAATTTTCAACATCAATGCCCAAAATGCTCGTTCGAATGGGATGATAAGAAATGAGAAAACTAAAAACAGGGCCGTGGAATCTGTCCGACCTAAAAGATATTCCTAAAAATGGGCTGAAAGTATTCTCATGTTTTCACTGCGGTGGTGGTAGTACAATGGGTTATAAACTAAGTGGTTTTGATGTTCTTGGTGGTGTTGAGATTGATCCTGAGATGAGCAAAATCTATATTAAAAACCACAACCCTAAATATGAATACCTCATGGGTGTTCAAGAGTTTAAGAATATTCCTGATGAGGAGTTGCCAAAGGAATTATTTGAGCTGGATATTCTTGATGGCTCCCCACCTTGCTCAAGTTTTTCAATGGCTGGTAGCAGGGAGAAGAAATGGTCGGTTAAGAAAAAGTTTAGGGAAGGACAGGCCGAACAGGTTCTTGATGACTTGTTTTTTGACTTCATTGACATAGCTAAGAAGTTAAAACCTAAGGTTGTGGTTGCTGAGAATGTTAAAGGGTTGATTCAGGGTAATGCCCGAGGCTATGTGAAGATGATATTCAAAGGATTTAGGGATGCTGGTTATGATTGTCAGCTATTTCTTTTGAATGCTGCTGCTATGGGGGTTCCTCAGAAGAGGGAACGAACTTTCTTTGTGGCAAGGAGGAGGGGCCTTGGTTTTGATAAGATCAAATTAGATTTCAATGAAAAACCGATACCCGTTGAACGGGCCTTTGATGGATTGAAGAAAACACATCACAGGCCTTTGTCGGCATACACACATAATTTATGGCGACAAGCGAAGCCGGGCGAAACGACATCAAAATATAACGGAGGCAAGGGATTTAATAATATTAGATTCCCATGGGATCAGTCGGCTCCAACTGTAGGCGCAACATGTGGCGGATACTATCACCCTAAAGAGTCACGATTTATGAATGATAATGAATTCGCCCGACTTCAATCATTCCCCGATGATTTTAATTTCGGTTCTAAAAAGGGTCAGTATATCTGTGGGATGTCCGTACCGCCCTACATGACTAACCGACTTTCAAATCAATTTTATAAACAATGGTTTAAAAAGGAGTCTTAAAAATGGCTGGAGGCAGACCAACAAAATACCACAAAAAATACTGTGAACAACTAATAGCATGGATGACTAAGGGGCTTAGCTTCGAAGCTTTTGCAGGTGATTTACAGGTTTCTAAACAAACACTTTACACATGGTTGAAAAAACACCCCGAGTTTGTGGACGCCAAAAGCATAGGGACAGGTAAATCTAACGCCTTTTGGGAAAAAATCGGAGTGGCTGGAGTCACTGGGAAACTTCCCGGTTTTCAAACGTCGGCTTGGATTTTTAACATGAAAAATAGGTTCGGATGGCGAGATAAACAAGAAATCAAAATAGATAATACCGACGTTACACCGTGGTCAAACATTATAGCGGGCGAGGATGTCGAGGATTGAGTGATTTAATATGGAACCCGCAGGATGCATTTAAGGAATATTTTAATACACAAAAGCTGAGATCATCAAAAATCGAAGCGTGTTTAATAAAGCCTATGAATATTTCGTGGCCTATGGGGGCCGTGGGTCCGCAAAAACTTGGACGTTTATCGATGCTTTGGTTATCGAAGCAACCTTGCGACCGATTCGTGTGCTAGCAACCAGGGAGCTCCAGGGCTCCATAGAGGAGTCCATAAAATCGGAAATCGAGGCAACCATTTTGGAGCGGGGGCTACAACATTTTTTCTATATCACGAAGGTTGAAATCGTCGCCCGCAACGGGTCGAAGTTCATTTTTAAAGGGCTCAAGAACAATATCAACGCCCTTAAATCCATCGCCGATGTTGACGTGGTGCTATGTGAAGAGAGCGAGGCAATCACTAAAAATTCATGGGATAAATTACTCCCGTCTATTCGGCCCCGGTCTGGAGGGGCGCCAATAGTCATAATAATATTTAATCCCGACGATGAGCTGGACGATACCTATCAACGCTTTATTGTAAATTCCCCACCGAACACAATTAAGCGGATTATAAATTGGCGCGATAACAAATATTTTCCCGAGCATTTAAACCAACAACGGATCCATTGCAAAAAAACTCGACCCCTAGCCGACTATGAAAATATATGGGAAGGCAAGCCCAAAGGAATAGAACAAAATACGATCATAGACAGGGAATGGGTCCGAGCCGCCCGATTTGCATCCAAGATCGATGGGTTCGAACGCATCGGCAAAAAGATTGTTGCCTACGACCCTGCAGGCCAGGGGCGTGATGAAAACGCCGTGGTTTTTGCTAACGGTAACATTGTGACATACATTGATGAATGGCAAAAGTCGCCCGATTTACGAATAGCAACCCGGCGAGCGATGCAAGCCGCCCGTGACAACCATGCCGAAATGTTTAGATACGATGAATGCGGCGGGTTTGGAGATGGCGTTAGTGTGTTTGTTGACGATATAATAACCGGAAAAGATGACATACTTAATTTCGATAAGAAACTGAAAATCAATCCCTTCAATGCAGGTGATAAAGTGATCGACCCCGGTTTACTTATTCCAGGAACCGAGCGAACGAACGAAGAGACATACTCAAATCTGAAAGCGCAGGCCCACGGGGTAACGGCTCAGCTCCTATATAATACCTTTCGTTTTGTCGTTTTGTTCGAAGATGTAAAACCCGAGGACATGATAAGCATTGATATCGCTAACGATGAGTTATTTAATAAATTGGTTAAGGAATTATCTGCCCCAATTTGGGTAAAGAGCGGAATCAATTCTAAGAAGAAAGTAGAGGCCAAAAAGGATATGCTTAAAAGGACGGATCAACCAAGCCCAAACATAGCCGATGCTTTTCACATGATCTTTTCGCCCGAGAATAAAAAATTGACTGGAATGGCTCACTTGGAAGCGATGATTAACTAAAAAAGAGGTTAAAAATAATGAGGCAGAAACAATCCTTTTATAGTCCTGGCCCGAAGATGAATAAAAAACCCATTCCAACCACAGACGGCTGGGACAATGTCATGACTCAGGTCAACGTAGCAAATAAAGATAAAAAGACGGCGGCCCGATCAGTATGGCAACCGATAGGCCAGGCAAAATGTCTCAAAATGTTTGCCGGCGACATGATGGCGAAAAAGATAGCCACGATAATTCCCTTTGACGGTACTCGGGAAGGAGTCACTTTCAAGATAGATGGTAAGGACGTGGATGCCGAATCCGCCGCCGATACCATCAAGGCTATTAATAAAGAGCATAAACGGTTGGACACATGGCAAAAAATATCTTGGGCGTGGGCGCAGGCGAGAGCTCAGGGCGGCGCCGTGATTTATATGGCAATAGACGATTCGAAGGAATTGCATGAGCCAGTTGACCTTTCAGCTATCAGAAAAGTGACGGCATTACAGGTCTGGGATCGGTGGGATTTTTCCGTTGATTCAACCCTTATCATCACAGATATCAATGATCCTGATTTTGGATTGCCCGAATTTTATAGATACACAGGCGACATGATAACCCTAGGTGAATCCGGATCATCTTTTTTGAAGATTCATAAATCCAGGGTTTTAAGATTCGATGGGGAGGATTTGCCCCGGAATCTTTTCAAATCTAATAACTATTGGGGAGATTCGATTTACAATTCGACCGGCGAGCAAATCAGGGATTATTCGATAACCCATAGCACGATTGCAACCATCCTAACTGAGATAAATCAACCGATCTTCAAAATCCACGGGCTGCATGACGCCATGGTGCAGGGAAAAGACAACTATGTATCAAAACGCCTAAACATAATTGCGGCTATGAGGTCGTCATTGAGAGCTATGGCGATCGATAAAGACGATGAGTTTGGGCATGTAGCAACGGCCCTAGCAGGCGTTAAGGATTTGGTCGATTTAACAAAAGAGAATTTAACGGCCGTTTCTACGATACCTCATACCAGGTTATTGGGGGAATCGCCGGGCGCCGCTTTAGGCGAACAAGGCAAATCACAACTAATCGACTACTATGATCATGTGGCTTGCCTGCAAGAAATCAAGGTGCGAAAGCCCTTCCAATCCCTCACAGATATTTTATTTAATCAGATGGATGTTGACATCGACACACCTGAAAGCTTTTCATTCGAATTCAACCCGCTCTATCAGCAATCACAAAAAGAAATAATCGAAACCAGAAAAATGCAAGCCGAGATAGACGAAATTTATATGACTCGGGGCGTTTATTCAGCTTTCGAAGTTGCCGAATCTAGGTTTGAAACTGGGGAATATAGCTTTGAAACAAGCCTACAAGACAACCCGGGCGAAATGCATAGGGTCTCAGCAACCCCGGAAGAGATTGCCCTACTCGGCGAACCGAAGGCGGAAAAATGAAAAAAGTACGGATCATTCAAAGCTCGGTCGAGATGAATATTGAGGAGGTCAATCAAGATGAAAAAAATACTAGCATCACTAATATCGATAGTGAGCCTATTGGCGGGAATGGCGATGGAAAAATTAAGCGCGGAGATCATTGATTTAATATTCAATATATGGGCACAATTAAAAACGCTCTTCTAGAGAATGATGGAAACATGCCTTTACCTTTTTGCCCCTTTTCCCAATTGAGGGTTAAGGGGCGTTTTCTTTTTGGGAGAAAAAATCATGATTAATCCTTGCCCAATTTGCGATAGTGAAGAAATTACGATTAAAGGAACAAGCTTTATTCAGGTTGTTTGTTTAGATTGCCATCACAAAGGCCCCTCATTTATTCACGGTACTAGGACCGATA